TCACCGCTACATCGGTACTGCGCCGCGCCCGCGCTGCGAAGGTGTTAATTGTGGCCTCTGATAGCTGAGGGTATTTTGGGAAAGGAATTACGCGGCTTTTGAATTCGTCTGTATTGAAGAAGCTATCTGCGGTGTAGCTGTACCCTGCCGCGCTGAAAATCTTATCAATCACCACCTTGGCGAAAACGGCAGGGGTAAAGTCTTCGCAGCCCCATACGTTGTAGGGTTTATTCTCCCGGCCTCGGTCGAGCATCGGATAAACGTACCCGTCCGCCGCCGTGTGACTCCATGAGTCTTTGATTTCTGTCTTGCTCAGGTTGTGGTTGTACGCCGACAAATCCAGTTCCGACAGCCGCTTGTTGCGAATCTTCGCGAACAGGTCAGCCGCCACGCCATGCACGCTCACTTCGTATTCAATCTCCCCCCGCCGGGTTACATTGATGTTCAGCAACCTCATGTAACCGCGAACCTGTTCAACTTCATCCACGGTGACCAATACAGATGCTTTCTTGTTCGGGTTGAAATCCGGCGCGAATTGCGTGCCGGTGTTCAGCTGCTCCTGATTGATGTCGAAGATATGGCCGAAAATCTTGTTGTTGTTGGAAGTGCCTGGAATCCGATACGTTTTGCTCCAATCCGAAGACCGGGCATCCGGTTCGCGAATGTCCGCGATCTCCCTGGTAACCTGCAAGGCCTCGTTTTCGGCAATGTCCAATTGCCGCCCCTCAATGAATAGCCGCATCATAGCCGCTGCCTCCGGTCTTTCAATGCCCGCTGAATGGTGATTGAGTACTGAACCAATCCATCGCGGTTGTACTTGCGCTCAAAGTCAGCCGTGACCATTGTCACCTTTTCAAGTGCTGAGAAACTGCCCATGTATGCCACAGGGCTAAAGACAAGTTGCTCGATAAATTCAGCCTCGGTGTCCGTGAGGAAGTCCGTATTCAGCACCCATTGTTCGGTTAGGGTTGTGTTGTAATTGCTGACACCGCCCCGGCTGTTGGCGTAGTTGTAACTGCCCGCCGTGTAGCGGAAGGCATCCTGCTCAAATGTCTTGCGCTCTGCATTCAGACTGCGTACCGTGCGCTTGCGAAAGGTGTAGCTATCGAACCCGCCTAAGGTGTTGAGGAAGTGAAGGGTTACCGGATCGTACTTGGAACACTCTGACCACAGGTTAAAGCGCATGGTTTCCGATGCCTTGCCAGCGTATCCGGACGGGTAGACTTGGACGGTATAGTACGCCTCGTTGCCCGAAGTAAACCCGATGCTGTTAAAGCTTGTATCGATGCATAGCAGACGGTCTTTGTAATCGGTGTAGGTGCGGTTCTTTGTCACCGTCTGCAACAGAGTGCCGCCTGCGTTGTAGCTCTTGAATTCCACAACCTTGTTTACGGTATCCGTACCGAACAGCGCGGTTAGGCTGTGCTGCTCTGCAGCCTGTACTGAGCGCGGTCGGATATCGGTGAGGAACTTTGCCCCAGCCGTGCCGCCGGATGCGGTCAGGTAGTCAGCTACTGCGAATGTCGGGAAGTCCTGTACCGGTACGCAGGCATCCCAACTAAACTTGTTTGCGGTGTTGACCACGCCGGTTGCCTCTGTGATGACCCCTGAGCCTGATTCGTATCCGAACTTCGCCCGCCAGGTGGCAAGCCGGTCTTGCGGGACGATTGCCGCCGCTGATGGTGGCTGAAAGTCATTGCCGACATAGCTGCCGATAATCTCAGTAACATCGAATACCGCTTCATTCTGTGAACTGCCATAGCGTATTGGGGCTTTGAGTTTTGCAACGATTGAGCCGTTCACTTCAACCTCGCACAGGTAGCGGAAATTGGCCGCTCCGGTGATTGCGTTATCAGATTCGCGAACCACGAAGGTCAGCGGATTGAACGCGGGTGAGTAATCGGACGGCTGCTGCTCTATTGAATAGGCCATTTATTATAATGTATCGGAAACGGAAATGCGCCCAATAAAAAAGGCCACCCTGTTACAGATGGCCTTCGCCCCTTTGTTTCATGCGGCATACAGTCAAACCCAGAGACGACCGCTCCCGGAATCTCTCCGGGCAGCATACGGGACAATTATATTCCGCACAGCCGAGACCATTGGCGCAGCGGCTGAACGTGATGGAAGTATCGGCTGCCTTCAGTCCAATGGCGGTGAATGGGGGTCGTTACCTCGCTGTGACTGTATCTGGCAACTGTCCACTCCTGCGGGTCTTCGCCATCCCAAAAAACGCACAGGTCTCCGGTAATTAAACCGTCTGCCATGTAGCTGCCGGGCATTGCGCGTACCTCTTCAATCGACATCATGCGAATACACTTTGGCCTCTTCAATCCATTGCGCGGCCTCATCGGCTGTGACTTGAAAGATGCTCAGGTCATCGCCTGAATAGCTTTCGTCAATCACTGCTTGGTCAAGTTCTGCCACGCTAAGTTCCATGCCGAATTCTTCGGTGATCGATTCCCACGCCTTGAGGTAACTGAATTTCTCGTATCGTTGATGCAGAAAGAACTGCGGGTCGGTGTGGACGTTCATGTGCAGGTAGCCATACGGGCAATGCTTGTGTAGTGCCTGTTGGCTGCCTTGGATTATGAAGTGAATTGTGCGGCTCATTCTTCAATCTCCCTTATTTCTATGTTTTCAAATTTCTGCATTGCGATTGCCCTGTCAAGTTCATACTTGAGAATGTTGTTGGATTGCTTCAACAGGTGTGCTTGCGCCTTTGCTTCTTCTACTGAAATCGCCTTGCCTTTTAGAAGCATCATCGTGTTAAACGCGTGCTTGAGCAGCTCCTTGGTGTTGACACTCTTCGTGGTTTCCATGTGTGTTGATTATCTTGGTGAGTTGGTTTATTGTTTTGATGATTACGGCATCGGATTTTCTAAGACCCCTGATATTGTTTTCAAGTAATTCCTCTACCTGTGGACAAAGATATTCAAGACGATTGGTCTTCAAAAACTCTATCGCTTTGCCCGCATTCGCCTCAACTTCTTCAATGTTGCAGAATGCTTCAATAAATGCTGTTTCTGTGGTTATGCAATACTTGAGGCCGGCCGCATCGCTGTAAATGTAGTTGACCTGCCTTATTGATTCTTGAAGGCTTGTTCCATAGGTGGCAAAGTCTTTGAATCTGTCCTCTCCAAGTCTTTCACTTGCGACCTCGTACCATGCTAAATCTGAATGCCTGCTAAAAACTTGCTTTACAACATCGCGCTTAAAATCTAAATGGCTGTGTTTTTCAAGGCAAGCAAAGTGAGTCAGCAGATAAAAGTCTGAACCTGCAAAGAAAAGGAAGTGATTGGGATTTGATTGGCAATACCTTGACCATGATTCAAACTGAGTGCCGAGCATCTTTTGCTTTGTTGCAAGACACGAATCTGTGTGCTGGTCAAGAACTATCTGAATCATAGCTTAATCGCTAAAGTCTCCCCTCCCGCTGTGTAGGTTGGCAGTTCCACCTCTTCACCGTCAGCAGTGACCGTGGTGGCCCCAAACTTAGTAGCCTGCTGGTATGCCGCCTTCGCCCGCTCTTCAATCGCGGAAAGTGCTGCCTTCGCAGACTGCCAGTCTTTGAGCCCTTTGAAATCCCACCGGCCTGCTGCTGCTTTTTTCTGAACCTCAACACCGAAATAGTTGAAGGTCTTTTCGTTCCATTTAGCCGCCTCGGTCATGGCTTGGTCTTTTACCTGCTCCTTAAGGATAGCGGCCATTTTCTCAATGCGGGAAAGGGTGATGAATGCGGCCAGCGGGTCGATTGCTCCGCTGTCCTGTTGGATGGCGTAGTCTGCCAGGGCGTTGATGATGTGCAGCCCCTGAGCGTACTCGGTGTGCTGCTGTTCGGTGGTGTTGTATTGTTCCATAGGTTAGAGTGCAATAACTTGAATCATGTAATCGCAATCGAGATCGTGCCATTCTCCATTGGCAAGGTCTTCAGGACGTTCACGGTCGGGGCAGTAATTGTCCCACAACTGAAGCAGGTGGTTGCCGCTCATGAAGTCGTAGTCGCGATTCTGAATGTGTTTCTGACAGCCGCGCAGCTTTACATCGTAACGTGCGTTGGCGGTGATGGTGGTTTTTTGTGCTGTTTCCATGATTCAAAGGTAATATCTTTCTAAAAACCCGCAAGCACTATTTTCACAAATCAGCCTAAACGCTTACCGAACTACACTAAATATTTACCGAACACTATTAAGAACGTCATAAAAGAATTGCACCCTGTCAAGATTGACCTGTGATAAGTCACCATTGGCGGAGAGATACTCAGCGTTCGCCGCGCCATTCATTTTGCCTTCATACGCCTCATACAGCCGGGCCTTCCATTCCGACCGCATCCGGGCGGTGTATACTCCCGGCGATGGGTGGTTAGCGTACGGGCCGAAGTCCGATGCGATGACAGGCAGCGAATAGCAGCCGGCCTCTTTTACCTTCAGGTCGCTCTTCACCCGGTTAAATCCATTGCTGATGATCGGGGCCAACACCACATCCATGCGGCTGTAATAAATTCCGTACATCGACGGATGAACACCGGGGCGAAGCTTCAGCCATTCCGGATGGCCCACAGGAGCAAACGCATTGCCCACGGCCTGCCATTCCAGGTCTTTTTCATCATAGCCGCAAAGGTTGAATTCGCTCCCGGTTTCCTCGCAGAACTCACGCACCGCATCGGCAATGATCAGCAGGTCATATCGGTGCGACCGGCTGCCCACATACCCGACCCTGAATCTTTTCTCAGGGTGCTTATCCTGATTCCATTGCAGCTCCGTCAGGTTCAGGGCATTGGGAACAACAACTGCATTGCGGTTAATCTTGCTCACCTCTTGCAGTAGCCGCTTGTTTTCGCAGATGACAGCATCCGCCGCAAAGACGGCCTTTTGAATCTTGGCCGACAATCCGCGCTTCTCCCATTCAGCATGGGCCGGGTTGTATCGATTCATCATCCAATGGTCGTCCATGTCCACGATGAATGGAACGCCAAGCGTGTTCAGTATTTCAATAATGCGATCCTGTGGTTCGGCAAGTGTGCCGTTCCATACCACCAAGTCATATTGGCTCAGGTCGGGCAGCGGCTGGTAATTGCCTTTGTCATCGCGGGTGGCCCAGATGTCAACCTCGGCAAAGTCCCTGATTCGCAGGTCGTGCAATGGGGCATACAGCCGGTGGTAAGAAACACCGCTCATGCCATTGAGTATTCCGAGTATCTTCAATTGCTGTGGAAGTTATAGTGATGTTCGCCCTCTGTGTCGATGATGTAGTGCAGCCTGCCGACTACTTTCAGCCAAGGGTATTGAAGTCGGCATATTGCCTCTGCCTGCGCCCAGCTTATCGCCTCAATGTTTTGCCCGGCGTATTTTTTCAGCGTGCCATCCCCCTGGTCAATCGCGGTGAACTCTGTGATGTAGGTTTTCAATCGAGCTTGCCTTTATAGTGTTCGATGATCCGCTCCATGTTGTGTGCATAGTAGGCCGCAAAGGTTGTGAAGCCTTGCCCGTCATTCTGCCAGTTCACGAACAGCACAGACCGCAACCGCTGCGAAGGGGTTTTGCCCGCATCGCTGAGGTCAGCGTGTAGGCTGTCGATGGCCTCTTCTTCTTCGTGGCTGAAATACTCCGGCTTGATTGCAAGGTAACACAGCGATTGATTCAGCGTCATGAGTTCGCCTGCCTTAGCCGGGTCAAGTTCCTGAGTGCCGAAGGTCAGCGATAGCGTGCGGTCTTTCCGCGTGCGCAGGTTTTCAAGTTGTGCAGCTACAATCAGCATTAGTTGCTCAGGTTCATTGTCACGATGATTTCGCCCTCATGCTCGATGGTTTGTTTGTCTTTCCATCCGTGATTGCACTTGAGGTCGAAGATGATTCCGGTTGTATTGCCGTTGCCTTGCAGCAAGTGATGCTCCTTCCGTTTGAGAATGGTTTCTTTGATGTTTTTTACTGTCGCAGAAAATCCTTCCCTTTCTTCCCATACTCGCAGGGTTTCGGTGGTGATTCCCATCTTGTAACAGAAATCTCCGAGGGTTGGAATAATCGGGCAGGGTACGGAAGTAAGCCCGCCTTTGTTATTCAGTACGTCCTTGGTTGCCGCATCGCAAGCGGTTATGTATTCGCTGAATGCCTCTTGCAGGTGTTCGGGGCTGTCAATCTTTCGTGGTCGTGCCATGTAGTTTAGTGTTTACGATTTGTTTCAGTTTCTCTTTCGGCAATACCGTGCCAAAGTCTGCCTCTGTGTGGCAGGGTCGGCAAAGTGCAATCAGGTTATCCGGTGTATCGCGGTGCTTGCTCCCACCCATTCCACGCGGTTGGATGTGATGGATGTCGGAAGCCGCCACGCCGCAAACCTCGCAGCCAATGAAGTCTGTTTCTGACAGGCCACGGGATGCGAGGTAAATGCGGATGTAGGGTTGCATTAGTTCAGTTCGTAGGCAGTGCAGGTAAATCCTGTCGAAACGTGCCCGTCATCAAATGAAAATGGGTGATTTAAATCATTGGTTCTCCAATCCGGGTCATCAAAATCAATTTCATGCGGCCCGGGATTGTCCTTGTTCCATTGTTCAAGTTGATAGCCGCATTCAGCCATGAACTCATGGGCATCGGATTCTTTTGCGAAGACTTTCAGAATTTTGATTTTCTCGCAGTCATTGGTAAATGGCTGGTCTTCGTCGATTGAGTGAACGATATATATCTGTTGCATAGTTGTTATTTTCTGATGATTAACTCAATGGAGAATTCGCCGTTGTTGTGTTCGTCGGTGCGGTCGGCATTGGTGGCCGTGTCGATGACTTCAAACGATTCAACCAGATCATGATTGACGGCAGCGGAAGCCACTACCCCCCACAGGCTGAAGGTGTGAGGCGGGTCGCATTCGCCCGGAAGGTAAAAATACTTGTGATCTTCGTTCCATCGGCTCGGAAGTGTGCGTTTTCTTTCGTACAAATCCCGATGGGGAACGCTGATGATCACCACGCCGCCGGGTTTGCAGATGCGCAGCCAGTTCTTAACAGCCGTCACCGGGTCGCTGATGTGTTCCAATACATGGGACGCATAGACATAATCGAATTCATTGTCCGGGTAAATGTCCATGAAGGTTGCATCGCAATCGTCTTTGTCATGGTGTACCGCGTCGGGGCTGATCGTGTCCAATCCATCGTGCGTGTCAATCCGTCCGCAGCCGATGTCAATACCTTTGCCCTGGATGTACTTTTCGTAAAATCCGGAAGCAAGCCGCCGTGCGTGTGCCTTTCGTGTTTCAGCCATTGATAAGTTTTTCGATGTGATGAACCATGTTATCTGAATTGTAAATCACGCCCCAATTTTCGCCCGTGCTGACTACATTAGGGCAGTAGGGCGAGAGCTCCAATGCTCGCGGATGGTCAAAGATTTCCGCGATGGC